CTAACTCTGTCAATTTTTCCAGTTTTTGTTGGCGTCTTTCGAGTTCTTTTTCCACCTCTTCAAGTTGTTCTAGTTTTTCCTCAAGTATAGGTATGTTATCGTATTCCTTGATTTTTTCTTCATAGTCCTTCAACTTTCCTTCGTTGAATTTTATGTTGTTGGAAATCTTCTGGTATTCGCTGCGTAGGTTTGATATGGTATAATCTATATCGTCAATTGAAGCAGCTTTATTCAACAACCTTGCGGCTTCTCCCGGAGAAACGGCGAGTAGGAAGGGAACATCCATCTGACTTTGAATATTCGCCTCGTCCATCCGTAAGATTTCGCTTACTTGTTCTGGAACATCTGAACCAAAAGCTGTAAGAGGCTTCCCGTTGATTATATACACATTTCGCGTCGCCGTTTTAATCCGTTCAATCACGTCCCCTTCAGCGGTATATATCGCAACCCTTGTGTCCCCTCCCCAATCTGAACGGAAACCATCTCCCAACGGTCGGTTAGTTATCGCCCAGTTAATTGCTCTAAATATAGCAGATTTTCCAGCGTCCGATTCTCCGATAACCACGTTTGTACCGGGGACAAATTCAAGCACTGTATTTTTATGGGACTGGAAGTTTTCAATTTCTACCTTTATAATCATGTTTCAATCTTCCTTTTTAACCAATTCAGAATTTCTTGTCCCGAAATCTGAAATCCCTTTTCTGGTTGTTTTGCGATAAAATCCCATTTGAAGTCTTGATAAAAGGTATCAGCAACTTTAATCCCAGCGAAATCTGCTAAAATACTTCTTGCTAAATCCGCAGACCCGCTTCCTTCGTACCCCCATTCCATTCCGGTGGGACTATGGTAGACAATATGCTTGAGCGGACGAGTTCCTTTATCATCAGAGACCGTTATCGTGTTTTCATTTTCTTCCCGGACTGCTGTATAGACCTTAGCCGGATTGACCTTTTCAAGGTCTTCAGGAATTACGAAACCGTGAAATTGAGGAGGCAAAATTCCGGCGTTTTCCTCGTCTATTTTATTGTTTATCCTTTTGACTGTAACTCTTTTCTTACCCAGACAAACCGGGCCGACACCTATCTTAATTGAAATAGGGTCTTTCAACGTTCTTCCGCATACTCGGCACTTAGCTAACACTTCCATCCCCTCGCTCTTCAACAGGTTCATATGTCTGTTCAAATATGTCTGGCTTGCAGGGGTAAAATTCACCTTTTACGCCTTTGATGATGTAATCGCCAGGTAGTGCTTTCATAACCCCTTCAAGCGTGATAATTTCCAGATAATTATTCCCAACTGGCTCTCTAACATATCTGTCATAAGGCCGTCCACAAAACTCAAAAATATCGGCTGAATTTTTCCCATCATATTGTATTGCCTCAACTACAATCGGCTTTTTTCTATACTTCTTGACCATCTTGCTTTTCCTCCTTCTCGAATTCCAATTCAATACCTTTTTCCCGTATATAAGGCTGAACGATTTCAAAAAACCGCTCCGCATCCATAATCACCACAGGCTCCATTCTGCTTTTCTTGCAAATCAACAACCAATCCGTTCCTTCCTCCTGATTCTCCTTTGCTTGCTTAATCCAACTAGGAAGTGACCAGCTTTCCTGCCATTTACACTCTATGGAGAAGGGAAAGCGTTTTTTCGCTTCTCCCACCAGTCTTACATCCGTCCCAGATTGACCCATTTCTCGGGGGGCTATCATTTCGTCTTTTCCCCAAGGGATTCCGAGGATTTGGGAAATCTTTTCACAAACCCACTGCTGTAACTTTCTTCCTTTCGCCTTTGCAGATGAAATTTTGATTTTCCTTTTCTTCTTCATAATTTCCTCATTCCCGTCAATTTAATATCTTTACTAGCACGTGTCTTCTCCCAAACTGAAACGCTTCAGCTTGAGTCTCTACTGCTATATCAATACGTCCTCTGCCTATGGCTCCTCCCCTGTCTTGGACAATTCTTTTCCCAATTCCTCTTATGTACAATTCTGTCCCAAATGGCAATTCTTTTCCCGCAGCAACTGTTACTCCCGGAACTACAGGAGCGCCCGATGCGGTAATTCTAGGGTCTCCTTCATAACACATTCCTTCCTTCGCATTCGGGTCTAGCGGGGCGTACGCAGTAGCCTCGTATACTGACCACTTGTTCAGTTCGTCCTCTATCTTATTTAGGCGTGTTTCAATGTCTTTTAACTTCACTTCTATCTTCTCAATTTCTTCCTGCAGTTTTTGTAGAGTGAGGGAAATTTCCCGAACACTCTGCCTTAGGTGAACAAATTGGATGAAAGGTATTACAATGAGAAGGTACATCAAGAGGAATAACATGATGTAGCGTACCAATATCTTCATCTTCATCTGTTTTCTTCCTCTCCTGTGCGCTTGTTTACCAAAAGACTTTCGGCTTTCCATCTGTTTTCTTCCTCTCCTGTACGCTTGTTTACCAAAAGACCTTCGGCTTTCTCTTTTCCTGGAATCCTTCCTCAATCTCATTCCAAAGTTCAATGACAGCATTTCTCAACTCCTGTTCAAGGTTTTCCTCTTCAACTATCTGAATTGAACGCTCCAACGACCTATCCAGCTTCAGGTCCTTAATGGAGTAAACAGTGCTTCCCGTGTTTTGTTTCAAGAATCTCAAGTTGGCTCTGATGTCATCGATTCCGTAATCGAACAGAATATACACCTCAGCGGACCGGTAGGGTTTCCATACTGATGATTTGAATACCTCTATTTCAGTATGGACACCTACCACTCTTTCGTGCTCCTTGCTTCGGATTTTCTTCTTTTCCTTTATCTTTTGTGGCCGTCCAAAACGCAATCTCAAGCTGGAATAAAACCCAATAGCTTCGCCGCCGGGACTTTTGTATTTCATCCCGTAAGGTCCGGCGTCAAGGTTTTGCCTAATCTGATTGGAACAAACCATAAGAACGTTTCGTTGGGTAATTATACGACAGGTTTTCCGTAACTCCTCAGAAAATTCCTTAGCTCGTCTCATCCCCATTTTATCGCCTTCTCCCATCTCCATATCGGTAGATAAAGCCGCAAGGGAATCAGCGAATACCCCATAAATAGTTCCTTTGTCCGCTTCTTCCTGGGAAACCCAATCTCTAACATTTTGGAATACTTCAGGGATGGTATTAGGAATGGTATATTCGATTTCCCCAGTGTCTAAACCGAATATTCTTGCAAATTGTTTATTCAACCTAGCCTCCGGGTCATGGAACATTACCTTTCCGCCCATACGCTGAACATTGGCGGCTATCTGACTCAACAAAACGGTTTTCCCAGCTCCAGAAGGCCCGAATATCTCGACCAGAATTCCGAGAGGGATTCCACCCTCTCGGAATCTGCCCCCGCTGATAGCAAGGTCTAGCAAGGTCGAACCTGTAGAGACCGTAATGTCTTTCCCGTCATATTGAGATTTTTCTTCGGGTTCTTTCGCCAATTTTTCCTCAACCTGTTCGCTCAACTTTGTCCTTTTCATCGTATCAACCTCCGTTTATTCGCTCTCTGATGCCTCCAGACATTTTTCCCAAACTTCGCAATCAACGCAATCGTCATAGCCGTTATTGTCTACTCCAAATTCATGTCCATAGGGGCAACTATTTTTCCCTTTAGACTTTTGCTCAGTAGTCCGTCTTTTAGGTGAAGGTTTAGCTTTCTTTTTGTCATCTTCTTCCTCGTCATCCTCGTCTATGTCTTCATCCTCGTCTATGTCTTCATCTTCCTCGTCATCTTCATCTTCTTCGTCTTCCATATCATCATCTATGTCCTCGTCTTCATCTACCTTCCTTTTCTTCTTCTTGACATCCTCATCATCATATTCTTCATCCTCATCCTCATCTGGGCTCATATTTCCAAAAAACATAGCTTCAATGGTATGATACGGAAGGACTTCCAGTATATCGTCTAGGGAAGGTATCTTCTCCAAAATTGACTCATCGTATGGTTTTTTCCTCTCAATGAAGTCAATCCTGGACACTTCTGCAAACTTGTTGGTTCCGAATGTACCTTCAGCGAATCGAATTCTGAGGGTGTAACCTTCTTCCAAGTCTGGGAAGGTTTCGTACTCCTCGTTTTCTTGTATCTCTTCATTGAGCTTCTCTTGGAAAAGGAATTGGCTTATATCCCAAATGTGAGGTTCTTCAGAGTAGTTCTTATTGTTCTTTGGGATGACAACATAAAGATTCCTCATCGAGGGTTTCAAGGCTTTTACTGTATCATCGTCCCACCTGGCTCCATCTTTCAATAATTGAGCACGATATTCACAAATTGGACAAGGTTTTCCGATACTACTTGGACAAACGATAGATTGGTTGTCGGACCCCACGCCCCGGTGTAGCCAGAAAGGTCTCTTATACCAGAGTTCGCCTTTGACGGCAATGCCATATTCCTCATCACGGTCGGGGTGGTTGTCGCACGTTACAACGTATGGAATAATATCAAGTTCAACCCGAGTTCTCGGTTCCTCTTTGAAGATGTTCACACCCTTTGGAAGCCTCAGGTAGCCGTATTGCGAAACACCCCGGGCTTGTCTTTCAGCGTTTCGACTTACAGCACCTTTAAACCTGCTTTTCTTCTTGTTCTTTTTCATTGTTTATACCCTCCTTCTAATCTTCACGTTTTTGTTGTGTTCGTTTTGTTCTCTCCTTTTGATATGTTCATTCCACTTCAGTGATAAATCTCTCGGAGCGGAAGGGCCAGCGAAATAGCTCACACTCAACAGCTTGACTAGGTTTTCTAATGCAGTTTTCTTTTGGTCAATAGCTCTTACTGCGGCGGCCGCTACATCGTTTTCATATTTAGCCTCAATGTATTTCTTTGAAGCCTCCTGGTATTCCGGCTGAAGTAGAATGGTACTAGCAATAGCTGACTCAGTAACCTTTGATAGTCCGTAGTTTTCCGGGTTAGCTCTGATGTCCATTTCGAGTTTGGCACGGGTGAAGTCTAACCTCTCTTTTGCTTCGTCCATCGCTTTCTTTGTCTCGGCATGATACCTTGAATATTTGTACATTAGGTTCGCTTGTTGTAACCATTCCACGTCTAGTGCGGTTTCGTCAATGCTTACGTCCTGTTCATAGTTCAAATCCAAAGCAATCCCTCCTTTTTATCTTATTTATTACCCCCAAATCCTCACTTTACCATGAATCAACACATTCGCCGCATCTACCAAGGACGCTATCTCATCGCCTGCCGCCAACCAATATGGCGTGCCATTTTTCACCAAGCATACCCGATTACCGCAAGTTCTCAAATCAAACGGATAAGGAAAGACATGGTGGGCTCCGGGCAGTTCGTTGAGCATATCTAGCACTTTTTCTAGTAAAGCCTTCCCCAAATCTTCATCAGAAATTTCAACCCTTATTTTCACACTCTCCCTCCTTTTTATCTTCTTTTGCTGCTGTTATCATATTGAAAATGCTGGGAACTGCTACGGTGAGTTCAGAGGGCGAAAGTTTTCCGAAAATCCCTGAATCCACCGTAGTTTTCTTTGTTTC